ATGGGCATAGATGAGCTTATGTTGTTGCTCAGAGGACTTCCGGGTGTTGAAAATTCCAACCCTCGTTCAATACAGATTTCTACCACATCGCCAGAAGAAAAACTAAAACAAAAAGATGATGATATCATCAACAAGATGGCGTCATCAAGCATTGACAAGAAACTAGGATAATAACATGACCACGATAGATCTTGCTGAGACTGATATCAATAAAGAAGTCAGTGCACAGGCCGCCAAAGCAAAACGTCTAGCTCAGGCTGAGCTGGATAGGCAAGAAGATAAAGCCAAACGTGTGGCTGCTGCCGCTGCCGCTGAACTACAAAGACAGATAGATTTGAATGCTGCCCCTGATGCTTGTGTTTGGCAGCGTCATGCTGATGCTAAAATAAAAAGATTGGCCGACGAAGCTGCCAAGCAGTAAAAGCCGGTAAGGCTCTAAATCCAAAAAAGCGGAAGATCTAACATGCCATCATACACTCCAATGTTAACTGCAACTGAGTCTCGTGCCAAGTCTCGAAATGACCGTGTGATATTTGACGAAATCAGAGACATTGAATCTGAAATTTTAGACGCAGTTGAAGCAGGAGATTATGAAACGGCAGTGCTCGGAACCACAATGACTGACACTGGTGCTGGTATTGCTGTGGCCAGAAATTACTATGCCACATGGACCGCAGTAGATCAAAACCGTTCCAGAGTAGTACAAATGAATTCGGTCATTGATTATTTCCAAAGCATTGGATATTCAATTGAGCGCAGGCTCAATTCATCCACAGGCGATACCTTTTATTGGTATGTGGCTTGGTAACAGGTTGACACTTGCAATAAAATCGCTTACACTAAGCGATGATCACGATAAATCCCCCAGTAGTATATCAAAGTCTTGAACGTAGAGACAGTCCCGCGGGTAGAAAATACGTAACTCCAGGCGGCGAGAAATTGCCTTCCGTTACAGAAATCCTTTCCAAAACCGGAGACAAGACTGCTCTGATTGAATGGCGCAAACGAGTTGGTGACGAAGAAGCCAATCGTATCTCAAAAGAATCCACCGGACTTGGTACACTTGTACACAAGCATGTGGAAAATCATATACTGGGCGAAGAACGACCCAGTGGCACAAACGATGTTCGTATAATGGCCAAGGTCTTGGCTGACAACATTATTGAAAAAGGCCTAGTTGAAGTCAACGAAATATGGGCCATGGAACAGCCGTTGTACTATCCAGGCTTATATGCAGGCACAGCAGATTTGATTGGTGTGTTCCGCGGCATTCCTTCAATCATGGACCATAAGACCAGCAAGCTGTTAAAGAAAGAAGAGTGGGTACAGGACTACTTTATGCAGTTGTGCGCATACGCACTGGCACACAACGAAGTGTACAGCACAGATATCAAACAAGGTGCTATTTTTATGGCAGCACGTGATGGGTCATACAAAACCTATGTGCTAGAAGGTGCCAAGTGGCAAGAAAGCTGTGACGCATGGTCTAGACGAGTTGAAGCCTACTACAGCTAAATACCTTCAGCGAGGTTAAAAAGACAATGACTACAGATACCTTAATTTCTAGAATTCAATTAAGACGAGGCAACTTTGAGGATCTTCCCATCCTTAAGGAAGGCGAACTAGGTTATGCAATGGACAAAAAACGCTTGTTCATTGGAAACCCACCGCAGACTTTTGTTTCTGCTGGTAGCACAGACACATACGAATTGGACTTTCGCATTGCCAGACCCAGCCAAATTTTGGTCTTTGTAGATGGCACACAAAAAACAGCCGGAGTGCATTACACTGTGTCCGGAACCACGCTTACCTTCAATGCGCCAGCACCTGCACTAAATGCAGTGATTGAAGTTGGCGTCAACAATGAAATCGTACTGGACAAAGCCGATGCCATGACAGACACATTGCCAATCTTGGCAGCAGTCATGGATACCTTCAGTGGAATATATTTTGATTCCACTGTGTATAATACTGCCGTGATTGATTACAGTCTCAAAGACACCAGCGGCAACATGCAAGTAGGACAAATAAGAATGATAACCAACGGTATAGATGTCAGTGTTGCTGATACCAGCAATGCCATTGGTGCCCCTACTGTGGCTTTTTCTGGTGAAATTGACGGTGACGGATTTTTCCGACTCAACTACACCAACAGTTCTTCATCAGCTGGCAACCTTTATTACACCATAAGACTCTGGTACACACTGTGATCTGGGATTTACCGACTGAAGCTAGGTTGGTACTCTGGAGAAACTTTCGTAAGACACTGGAGTGGATCGACCTTGAAGACGCTGCCAAAGCATCAGCAGAGTGGTGGGCGGCTATTCCAACACTTGAGTCAACTCCAAATGTATCAGCACCCTGGGCAACCGACACTTGGCCAGATCCTTGGAATCTTCTATCTACAGGTCCATTGGATCACACTCATACCAGCGTGGCCATTGCCTACACGCTATGGATGACCGCTCTTCCGGAAAACAAAGAACGCATCGAACTCGGTGTGTTGAACAGTCAGGAAAGACGGCAAATTTTATTGGTAGTTGTGATAGACAACAAGTGGCTGATCAATTATAATAGCGGTAAAGTAGTTGACATGAGTCAACTGGGAGGCGACACCGAAATGCTCTCAACCCATGTCTACAGCACCTTTAAGAGCCGTATAAAGGCGTAGATATAGATCTGGTTGGCATCGTAAATACCTCATCCTCGATAGATTCAACAAGAAGAAATATACAACATGACAGATAAGAAACCAATCAATGTAATAAAAAGAGATGGACGCAAAGAGCCACTAGACATCAACAAAATTCACGTAATGGTCGAGGAAGCATGTGAAGGACTAAGCGGTGTTAGCGTAAGCCAGATTGAAATGAACGCAGACTTGCAGTTCAACGATGGCATTACCACAGCAGACATACAAGAGATCCTTGTGCGTAGTGCCAACGATCTGATCAGCTTGGAAAAACCAAATTATCAGTATGTCGCGGCCCGCTTGTTGCTGTACGGGCTACGTAAAGACGTATTCAACCAATTCAATTATATTCCCCTAATTGAAATGGTTAAAAAGAACGCGGATCGTGGAGTATACGACAAGTCCATCCTAGAAGCATATTCTATTGACGAGTGGGAAACATTAGACAGCTATATCAACCACGATCGTGACTTGCATTTTACCTATGCTGGCATGCGTCAGTTGGTAGACAAGTACCTTGTGCAAGATCGTAGCAACGGCAAGATCTTTGAAACACCGCAGTTCATGTACATGCTTATTGCCGCTACTCTTTTCCAAAAGTACCCCAGGGAAAAGCGTTTGGGCTATGTGCGTCGTTACTACGATGCTATCTCAACATTCAAGATCAATATTCCTACTCCTGTGATGAGTGGAGTACGCACACCTATTCGTCAGTTTGCAAGTTGTGTTCTTGTAGACGTAGACGATACATTGAATAGTCTGTTCAATAGCAGTACCGCCGTTGGTTACTATATCGCCCAACGTGCTGGTATTGGATTGAACTTAGGAAGGGTTCGTGCCATTGGCAGTAAAATTCGAGGAGGTGAGGTCGCTCATACCGGTGTCATACCCTTCCTAAAAGTTTACGAAGCAGTAGTTCGTTCATGCACTCAGAATGGTGTACGTGGAGGAAGTGCCACTGTGCATTTCCCTATCTGGCACAAAGAGATTGAAGACATTGTTGTGCTCAAGAACAACAAAGGCACAGAAGACAATCGTGTGCGCAAGCTGGATTACTCTATCCAGACAAGCAAAATATTCTATGAGAGACTGTTGTCTGGTGGGAACATAACCCTTTTCTCGCCTCATGATGTACCAGGGCTATATGAAGCGTTCGGTGACAATGACAAGTTTGATGCATTGTATACCAAGTATGAAGCTGACAAAAACATTCCTAAGAAGTCTGTGAATGCAATGAATATCTTCACTGAGATACTGAAGGAACGTGCTGAAACTGGTCGTGTATATCTCATGAACATGGATCATGTCAACTCACACAGCAGTTTCATTGACAAGGTCAATATGAGTAACCTGTGCCAAGAAATCACATTGCCAACAGAGCCAATCCAAGGGCTTGATGGATCAGGCGAAATCGCATTGTGTATCCTTAGCGCAGTAAACGTAGGCACATTGCGTAATTTAGATGATCTTGAAAATATCTGTGATCTAGCAGTACGTGCGTTAGATGAAATCATTGATTATCAAGGCTATCCAGTTGAAGCAGCCGAGCGTAGTACAAAGGCACGTCGTAGCTTGGGCATTGGTTATATTGGGCTTGCGCATTATCTTGCTCGATTGAAATTGTTCTATCACAGCGCAGAAGCACCGCAGGCAGTAAATCGTTTGACAGAAGCTTTCCAGTACTATCTGCTGAAAGCAAGTGTACAGTTGGCCAAGGAAAAAGGCCCATGTGAGTTCTTTGATCGTACAAAGTATGCACAGGGTATTTTACCTATCGACACATACAAGAGAGATGTTGATGAGTTCCTTGATCCAACATTGCATTATGACTGGGAGCAACTGAGAAATGAAATCAAAGTCAATGGCCTTCGCCATTCAACTCTCACGGCGCAGATGCCAAGCGAATCATCAAGTGTGGTTTCAAATGAAACAAATGGAATCGAACCACCAAGAGCGTTCCTATCTGTTAAAAAGTCTAAGAAAGGACCGCTCAAGCAAATAGTTCCAAGCTACCAGAGCCTAAAGAACTATTACACATTGCTATGGGATATGCCCAGCAACGAAGGTTACTTCAAGATTGTTGCGGCAATGCAGAAATATTTTGATCAGAGCATTAGCGGCAACTGGAGTTACAATCCAACGCAGTTCCCTAATAATGAAGTACCAATGAGTGTGTTCATGAAAGACATGTTGATGACATACAAATGGGGTTGGAAGACCAGTTACTATCATAACACATACGATATGAAGAGTGACGATAGTGTTGAAGAAGCTGCCGCGGCAGCAGGTAATCCTGCACAAATTACAATCACACCACCTAGTGACACAGGCGATGACTCCTGTGAAGCTTGCACCATTTAAGGAAAAACATGTCTACAGTATTCAACAAAAATAAAGTTGACTTCACCAAGGAAACCATGTTCTTCGGTGAACAGCCCAACACACAGCGTTATGACGTATTTCGCTATCCAATCTTTGACAAGCTGACACAGCTTCAGCTAGGATACTTTTGGAGACCGGAAGAAGTAAGTTTGCAGAAAGATCGCGGAGACTATTTGGATTTCCGCGACGAGCAGAAGTTTATTTTCACTGCTAACCTAAAGTACCAAACTCTGTTGGATAGTGTGCAAGGCCGTGGAGTAATCCAGGCCTTTGGCCCGTACTGTTCATTGCCAGAGCTCGAAGGATGTTTGAACGCCTGGCAGTTCTTTGAGAACATCCATAGTCGTAGCTATACTCATATCATCAAGAATATCTATAGCAATCCAAGCGAAGTATTTGATACTATCCTGGATGACGAAAAGATTGTTGCTCGTGCCAAGAGTGTGACAGAAGCATATGATAACTTTATTGAATATGCACGTAAGTGGGAAGTAACTGGCAAAGGCGATGAGCGTCATTTGCGTAAATTGCTTTTCCTTGCAATGATGAATGTGAATGCACTTGAAGGTCTTCGCTTCTATGTATCATTTGCTTGTACATTTGCATTTGGTGAATTGAAGAAGATGGAAGGATCTGCAAAGATTGTGAGTCTCATTGCACGTGATGAAACACAGCATTTGGCTATCAGTCAGCACATTATCAAGAACTGGCAAAAAGGTGATGATCCTGTCATGCTTGAGGTAATGAGCGAATGCGAAAACGAAGTATATGAAATATATCGCAAAGTTGTAGACGAAGAAAAAGATTGGGCTAATTACTTGTTCAGCCATGGAGCAATCGTTGGCCTAAACGAAAAGCTCATGCACTCGTATATTGAGTACATGGCTAATCGTAGATTGAAATCATTGAACTACAATGAAATTTATGAGCGCAGAGCAGACAACCCGCTGCCGTGGATGCAACACTGGTTGAGTTCTAAGGGTCTGCAAAACGCACCACAGGAAACAGAGATTGAGAGTTATATTGTTGGCGGTATCAAGCAAGACATAACCGCAGATACATTTGCGGGATTCAAACTTTAAGGAGTTACATACATGGAAATCGTTAATCAAACCAGACCAGTAGTTGAGATCTACGGCACCAAGGTTTGTCCCTATTGCGTACAGGCCAAACGACTGGTTGGACAAAAAGATTGGGAACTAAAAGAGTACAAGGTTGATGAGCGAACTGAACTCCGAGAAGAAATGGAAAAACGTGCAGGTCAGCCTGTGCGCACAGTTCCGCAAATATTTGTCAATGGTGGCTATATTGGTGGTTATACCGATTTCGTTGAATTCCTTGATCACACAGAACTAGTGTAAGCAGTAAATATTCAACTAAAAAGCCCCGTTTGACCGGGGCTTTTTCTTTGGTTAAATATGCTATTGGAGGAACCACATGTTAATGATTAACGTAACAAAACCTGGCGACATCGTCAGTATCAAGCTGACCAGCAATGATGAAGTGATTGGTAAACTAGTTTCAGACGAAAATGGTATCATGGTGCTGAACAAGCCGGTAGTGCTGGCCATGGCACAGTCAGGACCAACCATGGTGCCGTATATGCTGACTGCTGATCCAGGAGTGCATGAATTCAAGTTCAAGGAACAGCACGTGGTACATTGTGTGCCCACAGCAAAGTCCCTAGCAAGCCAATACATCCAGGGTACCACAGGAATTGTGTCGGCTAGCAGTATGCAGATCTAAGGACAACCCTGGTGACCAACGGTTCACTAAACGCATACCGAAATAGGTATTCCAGCCCATTTGGCCCGCGAGGTGGTAGTTTCCACCGCGGTGCCGACTATACGGCTGATCCTGGCACACGAATGTATGCCAACCAACCAATGACTGTAACAGGGGTCTATCCAAACGGTACGCAAAGTGGCTACGGTAACACAGTAACATTCAAAGATCAATACGGCACAGAGTATAGGCATGCGCACTTACAATCATCACCAAATCTACAACCAGGACAACAGATCAATGCAGGTGATGAAATTGGTCGAGTAGGTAGTACCGGACAATCAACTGGTCCTCACACTCACTTTGAAGCATCACCCGAAGGCAACATCAACAACAAAAGGGGACTGGTAGATCCTGAAGGAGTAGACCCTAAGACAGGAAAACCCTATGCTGATGCATTTTCAATGGGGGATCCAAACTCAGGCAGTCTCAACCCAGCTCGACAAAACAAAGAAGGCGAAACACCACCCCCACCCCCGTCGCCAACAGACAAACCACCCGAAGCACCAGTTACAACCACACCTGCACCCAAAGTGCCACGTGGTGGACGTAGAGTGCATCGTTTAACAGACAGGAACGATGGCGGCGGCGTCATCGATCAGTGTGTGGCCAAAACTGTTTTTGTTAATAATCTACAAATTAGTGTGAACGGAAGTGTAGGCACAGGACATCCTCCGTGCCCATTGGTTCCTGAGCATTGTTATCATGTATGGCTCACTGCCAACGGCAGTACCACAGTATTTGCAGAAAATATTCCTGTGAACTTTGAAGGCAATGCCGACACGTGCGGACATCTTCGCATTGAAGGATCACCGGATGTGTTTGTAGGTGAAATAACTTCTGAAACACAAGATCGAGCATTAGGTGCAGATCGTCCAGCACGTAATACCAAAGAGTCAAACAAAGGCAGCGGCAATGCAAGCCCAAGTAATGTAGCATGTCGTCAAGCTGAAATAGACAAGAACGAAAAAGACAACAAGCCAGCTGATGATGATCCCAACAAGGATGGTCCACAAAAGCAAGCCGATGTTGATGATCCCAACAAACCAGTAGATGCCAAACCTGGTGTGCAAGGAGATGGTCAAGCCAACAGTGAACAAGCCAGCAGAGATCGACTACGCACACAGATGGATCAAGACTATGCCAATAGAGATCAGTGGCAGGGCGGCAAACGATCACCTGCTGGCGACGCGGCCTTCCGTAATCTTGGTTACGGTTCATCTGCCAATGGCACTCCTTGGTGTGCTGCCTATGTGAATAGTAATCTCAAAGATTCTGGAGCAGGTTATGCATCTAGTCTTGCTGCCGCAAGTCCCAAAGCATACAAGCCAGTTGATCCAGGACAAGCCAAGCCCGGAGATGTATTGGTGTTTGACGGTGGAAGGCATACTGCTCTGGTATATGATGTCAAGCCAAATGGCGACATTGTGTTGCAGGGAGGAAATCAAGGCGGCGGCGATGGAGCAGTGACAAGAAGTACTATTAGAGCAGACAACGGATATGCGTATGGCAGTCAACGTGTATCGGGTATCTATAATCCGCACGATCAAGAATACAACAGAAACAACAATCTCAATGTTGTGCCCAACGGCAAAGAAAATCCAGGATACAGTCCAGGTACTCCTAACAGCACGTTGCCAGGAAAAGATTGCCCTCCACAGACTGCGCAAGAACAAGCAGCCGATGAAGGCAAAGGCACCAGGCCCGAAGTCAGCGGCGATGGAAGAGAACCAGGCGATGTTACCTATCCGGATCCAAGTAGCATATTGGGCGGTGTGTTAGGTGGTGGTGCATTCGGTGGCGGCGGCGGTGCATTTGGTGGAGGAGCAACATTCCCGCCAAGCCAAGGTCCGTACCCTACTCCGCCCAAAGCAGACCCTATGAAGACTGCTGTTGAAATATTTGACGCATCTATGGCCAATGATCCAGGGCCGGCAATAAACCCCATGAACACCTGCGAACGTGCCAGAGAGTTGGCCAAGGTAGCAACAGGTAAGGAATTTCCATCGGGTTCAGAAGTCGCGGCTCAGATTCCAGCCGCACAGAAGCTTTGGTGGAATGAAGTATTGGCTGCAAATCAACATAGACATGACACCGCAGTCAAGGCATACAGTCAAGCAGGCATAACTCAGTTCCGTCCAGTTGGCGCATTGTCAATGACCAAAATCATGGCTTTTCAAAGTGGCTGGGGCAACAGTAGATGCGTTAGCAAGGCAGCGTATGACAAGAACAACCCCATTGGCATTGGCTGGAATGGATCTACATTCTACGAATATACAACCAAGCAAGAAGGATGGAATGCCACTTGGAAATTTATAGCATTTGGAACTGAGGGTAGCTTGGGTAGATATCTACTGCCTTTGGGTACTCCGCTAGAAA